TTGAAGTGCTATCCATATTAAATCCTGGCCCACTTAACTGTGTTCCACTATATTTCATTCTCTGTAATCCTGATGGACCTCCAAGATTGTAGTCAGAAACCTCTGCTGGTATTAGTGATTTACTGGTTGCAAACAGATTAACTGAACTACCATTCTCATACGATTTACCAAAAGAAGCACTAGCAGCATGACTGCCATAGAAATATACATTAGTCATCCGAGTTTCTGATGTTCGTTGTGCTTTTATAAACCTTAAGCTTCCTGATGTTTTCCATCCCGGTGTCTTTACAGGGATATATGCTCCATTAGCTTGTTTATGTAGTCCCTTAAAGCTGTAAGGTGTGCCAGTTGTTTGATTACCTATTATAATTGTACCTGCTATATCAGCTAATGGGGAGTTAGTTTGATGAGAGGGTACGCTACTGGCATTATGTTGTACTATACCTGGAGACCCTTTTGGAGCAGTTTTTATCGGATCAGATGATAGTACTATTATAGGTGAACCATCGTATGAGCGTATCCGACCATCAATTGTAATTGAATTTGGCTTATGGTCTATTAATTCAACTGGTATATGTTGCTGTGGTACACTAGTTAAATTTAATATAGAATTACCTCCAGGTAATTTAGGTGCTACTGTTCCTGTAGTTGTTTGAGGTTCTAAAGCAAATCCATATTGAACTACCTCAGGTTCAGAACAGTTTATCCTTGTCGGTGCTGCTGCTCTTGCAAACGATGCTGCATCTATCGCAATATTTTGCGGTTTGGTATCTCCAGATACGCGTAGTCTACCCCGACTAGCAGCTTTTGAGCGCTCTAAAAAGTGTGGCTGTATTACAACACCTAAATCAGGATTGGATCTAGCTGGAAGGTATTTTTTTAACATTGTAAATAGAGACATATCATACAGCTTTAATTGATTCAGGTAGGCTGCTTTATCATTATCTTTCTCATACTTGTTAAAGTATACTCTATTCAAGCGCTGTAACTCAGTGTATTTATCGTCATAGGCTTCCTGTGCGTCGCCGATATAATCATCTAACCTTATACCACCTAAGTGATCAAATATATCTTTATTGACCTGATCAGTTGGTGAAAAGTATATACCTAAACTATTACTATCTAGTGCAAATTTGTTTGAAGCTGGTTTTTCAGCTCGTGTCATTGGGCATAGTTGATTTATTAAAGTGTTTTCTTCGTGTCGTATTTTATTACTAGTATAATTGTTCGGTCCTAACTCAGGAGTATCTATATACCAAGATTCTTCAACAAAATCGTATTGACGTGAGTTAGGATAATTGTGTGCTGAACCGGATAGTATAAACGCTCGATTAGTATCCCAGTACCCGTATTGCTTCTTCTGGTTAGGATGTAAGCTTAAAATATCAACTGATGCAGATGAGGAGCTTAGACCCTTACTTCCAGAGTAGTGAATCGTATTATCACTCAATGGTAATCGAAGTAATAATTCATTGTATGTATCTGTGCCGTTATTAGATGCATACAGCTCAGGTGCTAGTGTGTGAGTTCTTAGAGTATCTTTCGATATTGGGTTAGCATAATAGCGTAACTCTTGCATAGATCCATAGAATTGTTGACCGAAGACTCCATTAATTGATTCAGCATAATCAGAGGTTTTGCTAGATGTAACATACCCACCTAAATATGCTTTCTTTGAGTTTTGTAAGCTACCCGACCATGAGTTATTTATAGATGATGATAAAAATCCACTATCTTGTCCTCCTTCAGATCTACTTGCAGTCACACGCAGACTACAAGATAAGTGTTGACCTATTGTTCCATACTCACTACGCATAGCCACTAATTCATACTCAAATGCACTACTACTATGATAATTACCTGCCGCTCTCCTGTTTAGTAGTAATGTCCACCAACCTAATCCAGCCTCCTTACTGTTATCTATATCAAATATTTTCGCTTTTCCTGTTGATACTGTTTTGTATCCTGGACCAGAGGAGTTGCTTATACCGGAACTAGACATTACTAAGCTAAAATGACCGTATTGAGTTACGCCCTCTGGTTGTCCGTTAGTTTTTAATGCGGTGGAGTGACTTCTATGCATCACAATTCCCATATCATTATTAACCTGCCACAATGATTGACTGTATGCGGTATCTGCTTTTTGACTCGTTAAGTATTTACTTTCTGGCCATACTCTAAACTCTACTGCGTTAGGTGTAACTGCTTCAATAACATCATTTCCACCGATACTATACCTAACAGGGCTTACAGCGTCTATAGTTCCTTGATGTGGACCCCAGTAGGTTGATACTGATTGACTAGAAAAGTTTAATGTATACTTAAATCCACGCTCTTCATATAACGCTGATTGCTCACTTTTAACACTTGATCCGTACTCGTAAATAGGTAGAATATGCTCAGGTATACCGTAGCAATTAATCAATCCACGTACACCAATACTTGTACCCTTAGCTTTTAACAAAAATGGTAGATTATTAACTATTCGCTTCCAAATTTCTGCAGTTCTTTCTTTTGATGAGTGAGATCTCATAGAACCTGTAGTATTAAATTTAATCCTATGACCGTCACTATCTTTACCTAACCTATACTGCCAAAGATCTTGGTTTGGATCACCATCGATTAGATCCATACCGTAAGATTTAGCGACATGGTAAACTATATCGTCTGATAATCCAGCTCTGTTTATATATTGATTATTGTGATCTCTAGATTTTAAATGATTAAAATATCGTACGTATGACCACCAAATATCATGAGCTTGCCCTGTTAAATCTAAGAATCGCAAATATGTTTCATTATCAGTATCCCCTGAATCACCTATAAATTCTGGTGCGGTATGTCTTAGCATATTCTGATTTTGCTTATCGTACATACTTGCTGAGGTTATAGCGGTTGAATACCAATCACTAGCTGTTGAGTGTGTAACGTGTAAAAGTTCATAGCTAGGACCTGGCATAAATATACTGTGAACTGCCCAGTCAAATATCTGATCCTCATTCCAGGTGTAGTAGTCATCTGTCCATCTATCGTTCTTATATGAACCAGAGTATTTAGGAAATGGAGTAATAACAGACCTTGACCAATCATAATCACCACCACCATTAGATCCTGAGGTGGTTATAAATTTATCAGCTGAACCGCTCTCAAAATACAGCCATTTTTCAAAATCATCAAATTCATTTATAAGTTTTACCTTTTCATTAACCCATTTCTTTTGATACTCTTTTACATATCTAGAGCCGTGTGATCCAGTGTATTCATATATGTATACATCAGAGGTTGAGTAATCACTATAGTTGAACTTTTGTGCTTGTGTATCGTAGTGGTTTATTTGCTGTAATTTATACTTAAAGTTTTTTATACGTTGTTCTGCAGAACTAAAATGAATATAGTTTTCAAATACAGAATGGTCAATGTTTAAATGCACGCCATCAAGACTTGAACTATATGAATTTTCTATTTCAGACTTAACATCTGAATCTGCTCCTAGAAGCTCGTTATAGCTCTTATAATCCGTCTGTAATCGAGCAGTAGAATCTAGACATAAATCAAAATTAGGGGCAGCTATGTTATTACCTTCTAACGGTATAGGATTATCTAATATAACTCGATTAAGGACAGGTTGAGTTGCTTCTGCTATTAACCAACATAATGAATCTTCACTCAACCCTGTTGGTAGAGGTTTATACAATTTTAATAATATAGTATGTGGAGTATCTACATCATGTGGAAATATATCATCTATTAACCAGGATACAATAGTACTCTGTCTATTATATCCAAAATTTACCATCATATTTGTCCACAATGGGTTATTTGGTATAGCTCCTGGATTATTATATGGTCCAATTACTCCTGATGTTGCTTTTAGTTGCTCAAATCGAGCATAGAACTGTTCTAATTCTGGACTAGCTTGAGCTTCAGCGTCTTCGAATATAGTTGGAACTATTCTTACTTCCTTCCTATCTTTACTTATAGCATGTATTTTAAATTTCGGACCTACTGGACCACCAATCGCATCTCTGTGAAAGTTGTATGCTACTGTATATGCTCCATTAACAAGTTGTAAGTCATCTAAATCCTCTTTAATCTTAAGATTAATTTGAGGCATACTCTCTGTATCTGTATCTACTGTCCAGTTGGTTGTATTATGGTTTGAAAAAAGTCGTGTGTAATTAGGATCATACACATGATATTCAACTCGATCGAAAGTGCTTTTACCAAATACAGGGGAGAGCATGTAACCATGTGTTTGTCCGCCTAATGAGGTTAAATCAATATCTGAATAATATTGCGCTGATATCTGATCAGTAGCTTGTGCTATACTAGGCATATTTATGTATAATTCATTTGGCATTATAATTTCCCCACTAGTTCACTAAATGATGTATCAATTGTTTTTTTGTAATCCTCATATATAAATGCTTGACTTTGCAAGCTTACCTTTAGTATAGGTGAGTTAGAGCTTATAAGAATAGCTCCTGAATCGTTACGTGCTATTTTTGTATCAGTTGGTACATTACGGATAATAATATCCTGTGTACCTGTACCAACATCAACTAACGAGTTCAGGTAAGCTTGTTTATCTGCAAGATATGTAGGATCTGTTCCTCCTTGTATATAGTTTTTAGGATCTGGTTTCTTAGTTGGTTTTAAAATCTTCTGTATACTTACCGCTTCTTCTTCAACTGTTAATAATAGATCACTTTCCTGTGCTGCAGATGCTGGTCTGACAATCGGGTTTATAGCTTTTGGATTAACTAGCTCTCTAGTAGCTGTTAATTTTACTGTACTACCCTTAGGCATATTAACTACTCCTTCCTTTTCTACTAGTTCTGAAGGGATTTCAAATATAATTTGACCGTGTGAATCTAAAAATTTAGACATTGGTGGTATTGGTGGTAATATTGGGTCAAATCTACAGCTTCCATCATCTTCAGTTGCTTCTGAATTAAAGTTTAATGCGTTAATATCTGTACAACCTTTAACAGGGTCAGGTGGGAGATATTCGCAACTACTAGGATCAGTTATATTGGCTAGTGGATTAAAATTGGTAGCATCCGGATCCATACAGCCTTTGATAAAAAAATCTTCTAACGAGGTTGATGCGGAGGAGGTTGCAAATGCTTGTGCTGATAGTGAGGCGGAGAAGTTTGATGTATTAGAGATCTCTATTTGATTAATAATCTCGATATTAATATCTTGAGTTTTTATTGAATTTTCACAGCTTGCTTGTGCATCTAATACTAACTCGGTCGGTGTTATAGGTGCAACTGGTAGTATTATATCTGTTACTGGGTCAACAGGTGGTCGTTGAGGGTCTACTTTAATAATAACCTCGTCTACCACTTCATTTGACTCTTCTATAATCTTATCTACTTCTGCGGAAATGGATTGAGTAATAGGTGTTTCTCCACCAGTATTAGGAGATTGATTCTGTTCGTCAGACTTAAGACCTAAAAATGATTGTAGAGCTCTTGTGTTTGCAGCTGTATTGAATTTAGAGTTAGGTACTGGGATTGCCTGGACAAATGGAGGGAAAGATACAGGCGTATTATAGAATATTACTGGTGGCTCATATCCTGGGAAATGGCCACTAGTCATCCCTATATTTTGTGCTTGTGCTGGGCCCCATATTGCTGCAGCTGGATTCAATGGACCAAACTGCCCTGATATAACAGGGGAGGTTGCTTGTGTTACTGATCCTGGATTTGCAATATTTTTTGCTTGAGCTACTGCAGATAGTCCTGGAGCTGGATTTGCAGCTACTAATGCTTGCACTGCTTGACTTGTATTTGATATATTAGATGCCATTATCTTTTAACTTTAAAGTAAAAATTCTCGTCATATACTACTACTGATGAATCAGATTGTGTAACTTGGAAGCACATTTTGTAATACCGTTCTGGCATGAATGAACTCATTTCTAACCTAACATAATTACCACTGCTATCACAACTTAACTTTGTACCTAGACTACTATAAGGTATTACAAACTCCTCAGTTAAAGCGTCTTTTACACCATAATATGATGATGTTGGTAGAAATTTTATATTTTTATAATTTGATTGAGTTGAGAATGTTTTTACAGGATACCTATCACGACCTATTACCCTCAACATAGGTACCTCTTTTTGATTATATTCATGCTTTAAGTTTTTAAGATAAACAACACTTTGATCTGATGTAAGTTCGGATAACCCAGTTGAATCAAAAGATGAATCATCGTAAACCACCTCTAACCTCGGTTGATATACAGTGTTAGTTTCACGGGAGAAAAATCGATTAGTGCCATAATTAGTTGCATCTGTCTCTTGTGAACCTGAACGCATTATTATTAATCCATCGTTTGCTCTGCTTTCAGAAAGAAGGTACATAATAGATGGTGTTACATCCATCCTAACATCAGCTGATTCATGATCAAATGATTGAGTACCATAATATTCAGTATACCATGTTCCACCTCCAGTTACACTAGAGTATACCATACTAGAATCTAAATCTAATGATCTAGAAGTCCACTGTGTATCTTTAGTTGCTATATACCGTATTGAAGGATTTTGTTTATTTCTGTATACCCATGATGAGCCTAAACTATCAAACCCATTTAAACTTACAGGGTCTAATTTTCTACCAGTACCCGTCGTCCATGATTGAGATACTGGATATGCAATTAGGTTATACTTTATAGGTACCTCAGTAGTTTCAGTTTGATATAGATTTAGATAAAATTTAGGATTCAATATATCTCCAGCTGCACAGGATGCACTTACTGAGTCTAGTGGAAAATTTATTAAGATCCGTGATGTAAATACACCTGCTGAAGATGATACTTTTTGTAATTCTAGAATAGAATCTATACCGGTATTCATACTACCAGTTTTTTCATAGATCGATGTGTCTGCATCTGCATATATTGATTTAATCATAGTTTTCTCCTAGATACTAGTAACTCGCCCTTTAATGTCTGAGTTCGGAAATTTTACTTCAAAAATGCTAGGATCAAGTGATGGATATACTACATTATCACGAGTTGCTTGCTTAATATCATAAATATTACCAGAATAACCTTCGCTTGCATCATAAAAATTATAAAATTCTAACTTAGTAACACTCTGCACACCCATTACTGAAGCGAGTTCAGTGTAAAGGTCGGCAAGTATTATAGGTTGATTAATTTGCATATTATCAATGTGAAGTAATTTTTTTACTATATTAATACTTTTTACTAGCACTTCGTTACTGTTAAATCCAGGTAGTGTAATAATTTCAAAATCTACTCCTACATTAATAACAAATGCATTTTTTATATTTACCGAGTCAGTTAGTAGTCTGTATGGTGATATATAATTTTTTATATTCTGTTTAGTTGCTGGATTTGTATTAGTTAACTGCTTATCTTGATCATATGATAATGTATACAGGTTCACTGCAAATGGGTTACGTAACCTATTGTTACCATCTGATACGTTTAGCTGCTCATCTTGTGTTACATACACCTTTGCGATTGATCCGTATTGAGATGGCATAGTTAATGTGCGTATCATATAATCATCTTTACTAACTACCCTACCTTGTGCGTTAAAGTGTGCTAATGAATTATTCCTTACTTCATCAATTGTTTCAGCGCCCCTACCACCTTGCGATGGTGTTGGATTGGTTGCGGCTAGTGATGCTTTAGTGTTATTAAATAATGTAATGTCTAATCCCGATCCTTCACTGATAAATTGTATATCATCTATATCAGTAACATCACCAGAAGGTACATTGTCCTTTGCTCCTAATCCTACTACATACTCAATTGTGAGTGTCGTATTAGATGGTGCTTGTCCGTATGTTTTAGTATATAAAAAATTGGATGGATCTATAAATGTATTATTAACTGGAGTTGCTGTTGGTAGTGCGGATCCTGCACTTATTGGGTTAGGTACAATTTCTTCATCTGGTCCAGCATGCGTTCCAGGTCCAAACTCTAATACTGTTTTACCGGCTGCATCTACTCGAGTTATAAATCGTTTAGATGTCTTAGTAAGCTTTAACATATATGGTGTTTCACTACGATGTTCTGATAATGCAGGTTCAATATATCGATTATTTTGTACTTGCTTAAATACCATGTCTTGAGCTAAATATGGTACTTCACTCCACGTATTACCGTTTGAATCAGTAACCTTTGTTACACTTATTATATTTGTTCTTGGAAGAGTCAGTTGTAAAAATGGCTCTGCTGCTGAGATAGTAAATGTCTGTTTTAACGTTGTACCTGATTCAAACCCCGCTCGTTTACGTAGTAGGTAATATGTAGGTTCACCTGTTGTATCATCAGTTGAGAATATAGATACATCAGTTAAGTTTGATGATCCTGATATAGAAAAATCAATAGGTAGATCTGTACGGAAAATAGCTTCCTTAGTAGCTTTCACTCTCATACCACCTGCTATAGAGAGTGCATACCTAAAGTCTGGTACGTTTTTATCACCTAAACCGATAGCAGGAACTGTCTGAAATACATCTATATCAACTTGAGCTGCAATAGCTTGTCTAGGTTTGTACCCGAGTGTTTGTGCTAATGCTACAACGTTTTTACGCTCAGTTGCGTATGGTAGTAGTGATTCTTTAAACTGCTTGTCTAAGTAGAAGCTTAAAAGATCTCCTACGTAGGCTGTAGTTTCAAGAAACATCATTCCTGGTGATGCTTCATTAAAATCATTAAATGTTGTCGGGTAATACGTTTTTGCAAAATCTATTAGATTCTTACGTATTGTTGGAAAGTCTTTTCCAATATACTTTATATCTTTTGATATTTTTTCGTTTAATGATGCCATAATATTCTTATATGTTTCCTACTGATACTCCACCTGTGGAATTAAAATTAAATGTTACTGTTGTAAATTTAGTTACATCATTTGTTACTGAAAATGTTATTGATATATGTATAGTGTATAGTTCAATATTTTGAACACTTCTATCTATATCAATTGATTCGGCTTTTACATAAGGTAACCAGAATTTAATAGCTTCTGATAAATCATCGCGAATATCGTCCGCTAAACTCTCTGTATTCTGTCTAAATAAAAATCGCCTTAAATTTGTACCAAAATCAGGCTGCATAAATCTTTCGCCCTTATGAGTTAGTAACAAATTAATTATATTCGTCTTTGCCTGATCTAAAGTAGTATAGTTTAACTTAAAATTAGATTGACCCGGGCCAAATGGTAGCGCAATACCTAATGCTATATCATCTCTGTCGAATAAATTTGCCATATTTTACTTCTTAAATTTCTTTACTAAATCGCTATAGTCTCTAGTTAAGGCTTTAGCTACACCATCACTTACCTCTCTACCTTGATTTGACATACCACGTGTATCTGTTTTAGGTAACATTTCATTTAACGTTGGGGTACCTGATGGAGATGCATCTCCATATCCCATTTTTGCAGCTAGTGAATTTCTATCAAACCCTTGAGCGTTGTTTGAGGTAAAAGCTTGATTACCCATAGTTTCATAATCAATCGCATTATTATGTGAGCCATTTATTTCACCTGCAGTTTCATTAAGAATATCATTTAACATAGTATTCTTAGTATACTTTACTTGCTTTGCAGGCTTTGTAGATCTACGCTGAACACTATCATGCATTCCTAAAGCGTGCTTTAACCCTGAGTTAGCTGACTTTTCTCGAGCTGGTTTAGTCCTTCTCTCGTTTAATACGCTTCGAACCTCTTTACGAACCTCTTCACGAACGATTTTTCTTATAACTTCTGCTATCTTATTTGTTGTTGACATCTTATCTCCTCTGAATATAGTTTATCATATATAAATATAACTATTTTTAATTTATTGATTAAAAAACTTAAGCAACTCCCACCCAAGGTATAGGGGTTGGTACTGGTGGAGCTCCCGGAACTGGTACTAATCCATTATATAATCCTTGTACTAGGGTTAGGTGCTGTATAAATCCTGTCACCAGTATAGGTGCTATAGCTGCGCATAAATTACTATGAAATGCATCATTAATAGTTGATGCTAGCGGCATTATACCTGCAGAGCCGGGATCTAAAGTTAGTGGTGATGTTCCTGGTACAGGTGCAACTGATGGAGGGTGTGGAGGTAGCGGTTGGTATTGAACTGCTGCCCATGCTAATACAGTACCCGTAGCTGCTGGTATCCAATTAGGTACTTGAAGATCTATACCCTCTGGTGGTGTTTTAGCAGAATTAAATACCATTTCAAATGAAGTCTTCCAACCATTCTCCATAGTTGATTTAGCCCAACCACTCGCTACTACATTACCGTAGGGTATTATACCTGCAGCTGCAATAGCAGTTTCATATTCTGCAGTTATCTTTTTAGCTGTAGGTTCACCCACTTTCTCCCAATCCTCACCTCCTTCTGCGTCTCCACAAAACCATGAGTTCATTGCTGCTGTAAATCCTGGCCATATTGCTGGCATCTAATATCCCCTATTATCCATTTCGCTGTACCCATACAGTATCACTGTAACTAGTAGCTAGTGATGCTTTTAAAGTTGCTATATCTGCTTGTTGAGATGCATACTGAGGGGCTTGTATTGGAGGTCCTGTTGGACCGACTGCAGTCGGATGTATTTCTGATTGTAGAGTGGTTAGCATTGCATCTATAATATCACACAGGGTACTCTTCCATAAATCATCCTCATCTCCTAATACTAAGGGGTGACCTTTAGTAGCTTGTGTAGCTCCTACACCACCATCATCTTCTGATTGTTGTGATTTACCGAGATATATAAGTGGTGCTTCTATCTCTAGCTTCTCAGTTGCATTCAAGTATATTGAAGGTGTATCAACTAATAACTCAACACCTGCATCTATTGTTATATCAGTCTCAGTAGTTAACCCTATACCACCTCCACCAAATATATATGTCCCAGCCTCACGACTATTAAAAACTAATCTATTTGCAGTTAATAATATCTGACCTTGCCGTTCACCTTCTGTATCTATTAAATCATCTGTAGTAGGTGCAGTTAAATCTTTACCTACTGTATTCTCCCCTGCTTCAAATGAAAGAGCGTCATATTTAGTGGAACCAAATGTTAATGGAACTGTTTGACCTCTAGTCATCCATATTGAACCCGCTCCTGTATCAGGATCTTCAATTACATGTTCACCTCCATCTTCTAGATCTTGATCCTGACCATTACGTATAATAATTATCGGTTCTTTCTCGGTTGAGGGATCTGACCATGTATTCTCTGGTGTACCTACTACTGCTGAACCGAATCGAATAGAGTGTCCAAACCTCCCTTCAAGTGTAAAATCACCTTCATATGGCTGTATAGGTCGTATTTTAGGTTGCTCCTCAAAAGTATCACCGAGCTCCACACCTTCTTCATCTCCCGCTATATTTGGATTACCAGTACCTATCTCTTGATATGCCTCTATCTTACTTAAATTTTCAGATTCCTCCTCAGGTGCTGGGATACTTATAAACGGAAGAGCGTTATGATGTACAGATCCCCATATATTAAGTATATCATGCCAGTACAACTGCTCTTGATCTGGGTTACCTTGTGATTGTTTACTTACGTACGAGGATATTAATACAACCTCATGCTTAAGCGGATATTGTTTAATATTTCTTGTTAAAGATACTGCCCATGGTAATTCCTCTTCATTATCAATATTCTGATCAGAGTATATTCTACGCACCTTCAGCATACCTATCTGCTCTTCAGGATCTGGCATATCAGCGTTCCAGTACTCATGAGTATCATTTAACATAATATCAACAACCTCGGCTGGTTCAATAGACATTACAATTTCACTACGACCTAAGTCATTAGCAATATCTTGTCTTGTAACAGGTGCAGTTGCTCCTAAATTAGGGTTACGCTGACGGCTGTTGTATACTCTTGTGTGTGGAGGTGCCATTATTTATACCATTTACTTCTTTATCAAGTTTACTATTATTTTTTTCTAGAGCATCTAGATCTTGTAGTAACTGAGCTTTTTCTTCTTCAGATATTCCAAAATCACTCTCACCTGGAGCACCAGATCCTATTAATCGTTGTATTACAGCTAATAATTTTGCAAGTTGATCATCGTTCTTCACGCCAACCTCTAAATAGTCTTTAATTAAGGGTACTATCAGGGTTGCATCACCGATATTAGTTACAAAAGGTTTTAATTCAGATATAAGTAGGTTGATCTGTGACTCTTTCTTTTTTGAAGCACCATATAGATCTTTTGCTATTCCTGAAAAGCTTTTTCCGTTAAATATTTCTGTATCTTTATCCATATATATAATTAGAAGTATTTAGAGTTTTGATTACTAATACTAGAAGAAGGTGTATTGCGAGATGCTGTTTGATATATCTCCCACTTTTCTCGATATATACGTCGCATAATATTTACAACTTTTGTAATATACTGTGTTTTTACATCTGCCATCTCTCGAATCATTATATAAAGAGCTTTTTTATTATAAATCTCTATTGTCTCGCGACGTCTAAATAGCTCCACTATTGCTGCTGCAACTCGTATATCCTTCTTACGTGTAAATAATACAGTTAAGTTATCATCCCAATATGCTACCATATAATCCGTAAAATCCTTTTTTGCTTCTATAATCTCTTCACGTACTACCTCATTTGTAATATTACGCTTCATATCAACTGCATCTAACCCGGTACGCAGTTTCATTTTTTTATAATTTTCATTATTATTATAGATAAGGTAGTTTTTAGCTACTATACTAAAATATGAATATGCTTTTGAGCCTTTAGTAGGATCATACTTGTCTATCTTCTCTATAAGGTACGCTACAACTTCAGCTTGAACATCAACGTATGGATCGTCGAAACAGTAGAACTTAAAGGTGTGAATTAAATTTTCAGCTAACTTCATAAATGGTTTATGAATATGTTGAGTATATACTCTATCGCGTAAAATATAATTAGTCTCCTCATTATAAGCTATTATAGCATTTTCGTTTTCTTCAAAAAAGTACCCTCTACGTTTTTTTTGCTTAGTTAATTTACGCTCTGCTTGAAATGTATCATTCCATTCGTAAAATTGTTGCACCGGTGATAAGCTTGAACTCGCTTGTATTAACATCATTATTCTCTCCTAGTTTTTTAACCATTTACTAAATGATTGTAAAGTAAATTCCCTTGCGTGAATGTACCATAAATTATGTTTTGGGTTATACTCATTGTATTCACAGCATAACCAACCATCTTCAAATTTTACCAGCTTTATATTATGGTCAGTACATATATTAGCCGTATGTTTATTCCATTTATTAAAAGGTGGAACAAATATAGATGATTTTGATAAGCTGCAGCTTGTTAGAATACTTAACTCTTGCACCTCTTTCGTTAGTAGCCTGTGATCAACGTGTATTAATCCATGACCTGCTCGAGTTATCCATTCTGGAAATAGTGGTACCTCACATTTATCAACATTATAAAACGCTCTATGATCACTATATGCGTTTAGTATTTTTGGAAAAATACGTTGCTTTAATTTACCAGTCTCTGCAGACATATCGTGGACTAAGGGTGATACACAAAATATGACTTCTGCTGATGGTATTATTTTCTTTATATGATTTGCAATTTGAATATGGAGTTCCATATCTGCATTAATACATATATCATCGAATCTAAAAATTGTTCTACCCATGCTGTATTACCTCTAATGTTTGTACCTTGCGTGTATCTTGCTGAAAGGTAACTGCTATATTGTGTTTATTAAATAACTCTAAGTCTAGATACTCTCTTGCACCTTGACCAGATATATACTCTGTTGCTCCATAATGTAAACATATATCCACTAACCGCTCAGTCGATTTTAATTCAGTTGGATAGTCTAATAGTATCTCGGTATTACATTTCAGTAATTTAGCTAAAGTTTTTATTATACATACATTAGTTAAGAATAAATCACTACTAATACAGTTATCTAAACTATCAAGTGTATCCTTATACTGTGGTAATTTACCCTTTATCTTGACCCAGTCACTATCTGGTGAGATGTACTCTTTTGTATTAATTGGTCGATTACCCTTTCTAGTGCTCATAGTATACCAATTGCTATCAATATGAAATCTATTTTGAAAATTATTTTTTTCAAACTGACAATTACCGAGTAATATAAATTTATCTGCTTGCTCAATTTTTTGAAAGTAAGGATACCATGGTAAGAAGTTTGGTTGATGTATAGCTATTTTCATTTTTTTCCCTGATGTGTGTGTTTAACTTCTAACATATACCCATCATCTCGTATATCTTGATTAATCCAATTAAACTTCGTGCTTGTTTTCCAGGCAGCATAATTAAAACTAAGTTGATCTCTCTTACTTCCGTATTTGATTTCATCCCACCATGCTTCCATACAGTTAACTATATCAGTAGAGTTGTGGTTTCTATATAATACTCCACTAACTATTAATCCATTATTAACTGGATACCCTTCACTCTTGTACCTGTCTACCTGATGTTTTATAATCGTAGGGTTATCTTTATAGTTTAATAAACCCTTACTAGGATTTTTCTCTATATTTATAGCACCAAAATTTAATATTGTAGCAGCTTCTTGATATAAGCAATCTCTCTTATCCCAACAGCTCATATGATTATAGATTGCCATGTTAGAGTCTTTTAGGAATTTATTCTCAAGCTCAGTAACGTCACCAACGATTAATTCATTACCATCAATCCAGATACTTACATCATACTCTGACAGGTACCTGTGAGGTAATACTTTATACTTTCTAGCAGTACGTGTGTTATCATCATACAAAGGTACAACCTGCTGTATATCCCATACACTATCAGGATTATTTAACTGTTGATCAGTGAAGCAAATAAAATCATAACCAGGTGGTATATATGCAGGTTCCTCTAGTTTATCGTAATTTCCAATAATCGCGGTATATATCACCTTTCTCACTCCTTGATACCTCCTAAAGCATTAAGCTGTTTTATAATTAATTTTAATTGCTTGAAGAAGTAACCTACTTCATCATCAGACTCAAAGGATCCTTTACTATCAATATTTTTTAGTTCTCTATTCATGTTAGTAATTTTTTTTGAAAACTCAGTAACCCAAGACTCTAAATTCTCTATATACTCTTCGCTTTGCTCGTATTTACGTAAAAGGTTAAATATTACATATAGTAACCCGATAAGTATTAGAGATAATATTATAATTGTTATTATCATTTGAATAACTCGTCAAAAAGTTTACTAGTATCTGCACCTGTGTTAAGTTGAGATGCTGGGTTAGGTGTTTTCTTAGGTGTAGGTTTAGGTGGTGCAGGCTTAACTGCTATATGCTTCATCATCTTATCCTTAGGTACATCGGTTAATGTTCGTACATTTTGCAACCCATTCTCACCATATTTCCATCTCTCCCACTCAACTCTTGAAGCCATCATATCAGCTTGATGTAATATTAATGGCAAATTTGATCTTAATCTAGAGTCAGGATTAAAACTGACTAAGTATGGTTTATTAGCCTCTTCATACATACCATCGTGTATTCTAATACCTAAAAACTCATTCCATGAATATTTAATACCAAAATGTTGTAATAGGAATAAACTCCTATCAGGTACTAAGCTAAATTCTGTTTTAGGATTAACTGTATATAAAGCTCCTTGATTCTTTCTGTGCCACTCAGACTCATTAGGTACATAAGTATCATTATCAAGATCACCTACTTTACCTAAATCATGATTAAGTGCAGCAAACATCAGCTCCTCAACAGAGTAATTGTCAGTATGTGCACCTTGCATCATCCATGAGTTGTATAAATCAAAGGCGCAATCCATAACACGTAAAACGTGATCTACATATCCGCCTGGAAAGCAGTTATGGTAATGCTCTCTAGAGCTTGCTGGTGCAAACATCATTCTATCCTCAAAATGTTTATACATTTCGAGTAGTTTATCCTTACGCTCACCACTAAATTGGTGTTCAATTCTCCCTAGTAAATCGTTCCAGTTGTCAATAATTTGTGCTTCGTTTAATTTCATATATTTGTTTATTAATGTATTATTCCATCTATAACACCCAGTTTTTGAGCATCTTTGGCTGATAAGTATAAATCTGTTTTTGTTTGTTCTGACCAGAATTTTTTATCCTTTGTTGTTTTATCACCTAATATAGAGTTTGCCATATCCTCTAAATGAGCGTTGTATTTTTGTGCAGCTTTAACATCTGACGTTTTACCTGCTTGCATAGAAGAGCCTTCATGAATCATTATAGTAGACCTCTTGCTAGCTAGACGCTTACCTGTACCACATGCTAATATCATAGCTGCTGCTGACATCGCTTTACCTCTACATATTGTATTTACTATTATATTACTATTTTTTTGCAAGCTCTCTATATAATCTATAATGCCAAACATCTCATAAACATCACCACCTACTGAATCGATAATTACATTTATAGGTGTTTCATCACCTTCCTCTCTATTGCGTAGAATTGCACGACATCTAAGCATAAAATCATATAATGCAAAATCCTCTATCTCACCTACAATATAAACAATACTGTCCTCTATATCAACTGCAAACTCAATCTCTTTATATATATACTTTTTTTCTAGATCATCTGCATAATAAACATCATCAGGAGCTTCGCCTGCTGTATCTTTACCTTCATCTTGATTTACATACGATCCATACAAATTATTTGCCATATTATCCTTTTATTATTTTTTTAATTATACTTGTAGGTGATTTTACCTGTGGTGTATCGCTAAACGCTTCCTCAACACTAACACTATCATACCCCAGTGCACAAGCTAAACGTTTACATACTCTCTTAAAATCATGTATGTCTACATTCTCATTAACATCTAACTCTACTTTTTGAATTTCTTTAGAATATGTACCGCGGGTGTATATTAGTTTATCCATATAGAATAATATACGAAAAAAAAATAAAGAATCAAACTTATTTTACCTTTATTTTCCTGGTAAGTTTTCTTATTTGAACCTCTAAAGGTTTTTTATCTTTCTTAAATTTAGCTTTAGCTAGCTTCTTTTTAAGACTGTAGATAGTGGAGGCAGTATCACGTCGTTGAGTTTCACGCTCGCGCTTTGTCAATCTCTTAACATTACTACTTTTATCAATTACTGTAACGGGTAAGGTACCTCTAAGAGCAGGTTGCTCTTTTCCTTTATAATATACTGCACCATCCTTATCTACAAACTGAGACATCCATTGCCAACCTTTTGGTCGACCGGTAGGAGTATATCTTGCTGTAAATGTAGGTGGTTCTGTAACTTTATTAACACATTTATGGCAGAGAGTAGCTGTAGTGTTTTGGTTAACTTCACCCCACTCATTACATAATCTACCTTTCCACCACCTACCACCTTCAATACTGTTCTGGCAGATCATATAATACTTACCACTATCTGTATAACTTTTGTAAACTACTTTATTCTTGTTGGCCATATAATTAAATATACGAAAAAAAAATAAGTTAACCAACTATCCACTATAACCATATCCTTTACCTCCAGATTTATGTCTTTTTACTACACGTTTACGCCGTCTTTTATCATTATCACTGTAGGATTTATCTACCACACTACCATGATATAGCTCATGTTCATCTGATTTAGCTGCTGGGTTATCTTCAGATACCTCTATTGAATCCTCTGCCTCTAGTACCTCTATTACTGTATCTAACCCTCTTGCTAATCTCTGACCATCGTGAATATCTTCAAGATTATCCATAACTACATCTTGTCCTTCGAGTTGAATTGAGGATGTTATGGGGGAAACTTTTGACGCTACTGGATATGGTTTATTGAATTCTAATCCTCCTGGAACAGATAGTACAACTTCACTCTTTACATCTTCTGGTCTCTTTAGGTGAGCAAATGCCATATTAGAAGCTATAACTAAAGCAATAGCTAGTGGATCAAATACAAATATAATAAGTAATAGGAACCAGTTCACTACTTTATTCATCGGGTAACCGGTGGTTTCTGCTAAATATTTTAATGGACCTAACTCGCTCTCCGCTTCATTGGATATCTCCTTATCTAGCAATTTCATATCAGTGGTATTAATAGAATCCATAACAGCTTCTATTTTAAGATTAATGTTATCTCTGCTCGTGGTAGCGATTAATAACTCACCCTGTAAAGCTCTACGTGCTGAGGAAGATGATGTCGTGATTAGCGTACCAGACTCTCTATCTACATATTGTACTTGAGCTGGATTAGAAAGTGCAAGCCTTAAATCAGATATGGATTTAGCTAAACCTTGCTTCTCTAATTTAAGATCTTGTTTTTGCTCCTCAAACCTAATCTGTTTTTGGTTAAGTATTAAAAGTGATTTATCCAATAGTTCTGATTGAGTAGCAGTTGTTTGATACGCTCCTGATAGAAATCCATATATACCACCTGAGGTTATTACCATTAAAATAAAACAGGCTATTATAAGGTACGTTCTTAGGAATTTATTTATAGTATCCCAGTACTGATATAGTAATGATGCTACAATTAGCTTAGCAAATTCTAGTGAACCAGCCATAATCATAACCTGAAAACTAGCTCCTGCAAATAGCTTACTTAAACCGTATACAGAGTAAAATGCTGCACTCCCAGATACTGCTAGCGCACTTATCGCGATAAGAAAAGGGAACAACCGCTTTTGCACTCTAGTCCTCTAGATCCGCAAAGTTGTTTATATCACTTGTTATACGCTTTAATTTAGCAATCATATTTACTGCTTCCACCATACTAATAGCATTTGCTCGCAACCCTCGCTCTAATGTTTCTAGTAAATTAGTAATTGCCTCAGCTCTCGTTTGTACTTGTTCTTTGTATTTCATGTTTTTCTCTCCTTATTATAAATATATATATCTTATATAAGTATATTATTATATTTAATTATTATTATTATATTTAATTATTATTA